GCATACCAGGTCTTCTTGTTACGAACTACACGACCACCAGATAACCAACACTTGAAGCCGATTTCCTGAGCTTCCTTCCAGAATGAACCGTATGAATCTTCATCCATTAGTTCGAGCCATTCAAAGTATTCTTTTGTCATAAACCAACAAGAGCCTTGAAAGCTCATAGCGTCATCGATCAGCTTTGCTTTGAGAGCTTCATCACGATTTCTCTCTCTCCATTCACGGCCAGAGAACTCACGTCCTCCCCATTCTTTGTCATCGTTCGGGTAAGTTAAGAACATATAGTCCATGTCAGGCTTTTCTACATCTCGTAGAGTCCATGTTTCGGGTTCTAATCGTTTTCTTCTTGGGATCTGTACCCAATTATCTTGATGTTCTTGTTTGAGAATAGTATCGAAGCCTTTTTCGAACATACAGTGACCATCGGTCTTGAGAATATACTTTCCCTTTGCCATAGATATACCAAGATTGATACATCCACGCATTCCGATTGATTCTGTGAGGTGAATATAGTGAACTCGGTCGTCTTCTACAATTTCATCAGGCCAGTAGCCATCTAATACGGCTATGACTTCTATTTCTTGAGTAGATTTAACGAGAAGATCTTTTATTGTTTTTGTGAGGAATTGTTCGTTTCTTGAAGGTATGACAATAGATAGCAAGTTATTCATACTATCCATTAAACAGCACTAGATATGAGTAGTCAATCTTAAACTTCTGGGAAAGAAGGTGAGGGACTGAATGAAGATGAAGGACTTGAGCTTGGTGTAGCTGAAGGACTTGCTGAAGGACTTGCTGAAGACGAAGGGCTTTGTGAAGCACTAGGTGAAGCTGAAAGACTAGGTGATGATGAAACCACTTGTTGACCAAGTTTAGACCATACAGCATTCGTGGTACTACCTGTATTGTGGTAGATAATCATTCCAGAGTCATCGACTTTATAGAATCGAGCGCCTTTTGCAAAGCCAGTGTAACCAGAAGGTAGAGTTTCTCCCTCAGCTTCTAAGATATCGCCACTATGATTGTCTGGAGTTTGAGGAGAAGTAATCCCCTGAGTTCTATAACGTAGAACGGCGTTTGTTAGATATGGTGTCAGTGCAGTCAAAAAATTAGACTCTGAGGTTGTTCTTGATGTTGAAGTGATCGCCTCAATTCTATCAATTTCTTCTTGAGTTGATTTTGGTAGGTCTGATTTTAGTTCAAATGATGACATTTTATATCTTTCGGTTTAGGGAGTCCCCATCGTTAGACGAGGACTCCCAACTGTTTTCTATTATTAGAAGGTGAAGAATCCTTCAGTTGCGAAGTGACGTCTTGAGTCTGTCACTTTAGCACCGTATACAAAGAGGTCTTTGTATGCAGATCCGAAGTTTCCTTGTAGATCTTCTTCCATATCTGAAGTTAGCAACTTTTCAGCGAATGTACACCAGTTTCCGTGACCAGCCAAGAGGCGGTATCCGTCGGTGTTATTACCTGTTAGGCGGTTACTAATAAAGACCTTGAAGCCTTTGAGCATAGTGACCATACCTTTTTTGACTAACATCTCGTAAACCTCTGGAACGTGCAGGGTGATACCTGTAGCACCATTAGTGATGAGATCTTCGAACTCTGGAGGAGCGATCAACCATCTGTCTTGTGTAGGGACAGAAGATTTACCATTCTTCTCAGCTAGATCAAGTTTTAGCTTCATCTGACCGATTTTAGCCAACACGTTTGAAGTGGTTAGAGCCAGAGGCGTAACTGCTTCGATTGTGTAATTAGTTCCGCCACCGATAGCTCCACCTGTGTAGGCTGAAGTCACATCGTCCAAGTCATCTTCAATAACGATTGAAGTTGCAGAAGAATAAGTCTTAACTCTATACCAAGTTGTGTGACCTGTAGCTTTGAAACCACGTCCTACCATATCAGAGGTAAAGTTTGAACCTGATCCAGTTACCGCACCTGTTACTGCGTCAACAGTTACAGTTCCGTCAGTATGGTCAGTTCCAACTCTGTTTCCAGAAGCAACATCTCCATATTGACCGAATACATATTCGTCCATGTTTTTGTTACGTTCATCAGATTTTTGCTGAACTACTGTAGCGTGAGGATTCTCGATGTAAGATAACCATCTATCAAGAGTTTTTTCCTTCCAGTAGAAAGATTTGAATTGATCGATTGTCAATACAGCGTTGTTCTCGAATAGGCTATCAGCGGTCAAGTCTGATCCGTTGTAGTTTTTTTCTGAAATACGAGCAAAGTTCAAAATGTTTAATTTAGAACCTACTTCGTTAATTTCACCTTCGTAATCTCTATTGACGACTGTGTCGGTGAGTGACTTGTCGTAAACCTCTTTCATCAGCCTATTGCTGAATCCTTCGGCGATTTTTGTTGCGTATGCACTTGCCATGATTGTTCCCTTTCATTGACGTAATTTGTAAAGTTCCGTCCTATGAGAAGGGTTTGGAAGTGCTTATCTAATATATTAGAGGTAGAAAACGATGAGTGTCAATAGGAATACTAAAAGTCAGACTCGATCTGTCCAGCATTCAATAGTCTCTTGTACTCGGAGTAATTGCTTGTTCTAAGCGCTCTACCTTGTTCAATCGTAATTTTATTTGACTTTGGTTTAGGTTGTTTATTGTGTCCACCAGTACCTTTTGGAAACATACTACTTTTCTTTTTAGGAGTCTTTGATGTGTCGATTTGGTATAAGAATGATGAAACTAGAATCTCAAAGTCTACACCTCTGCGAGTTGGCTTTGTAGCGAAGTCTTTGAAGTCTTCAATACGGCCTTCGAGAGCTGGGTTACTTATCAAAACCTCTGGATTATCAACATAAGTATCTATTTTAGTCTGCCATTCCTCAAGATCTTTGAAACCTTTTGAAACATCAGTAATAGCTTGAATTCTTTGCTTATTAGCTTCAGATTCACGAGCCATTTTCTTCTCGAAGTCGGACATTACATCCCAATCTTCATACTCTGACATCATCTGTTCATCGGTTGGAGCTGGAAGTTGAGAGGCTTTTTCTATCGCTTCCTGAACTTGTTTATTTCTGTGGTAGAGGATCTGAGCTTCACGGCTTGAGGCCTTGAGTTTCTTGTCTTTTTTATCTAGTTCAGCCTTCAGGTCTTCATCAACGACTGGATCTGGATCTTTGTATTTCTTTGGGGGAGTTTTATCCTCATCAACGTCATCATCGACTGGATCATCTGATGGATCTTCATCAATAATGTCTTGATCGTCTTCTGGAGGATCGACTGGATCTTCTGCTGGCTTTTCGCTGGCTTTTTTGAGAGCTTTTGCTTCCTCAATCGCCTTCATAGCGTTAGCTTCTAATTCTTCTGGTGTTGGTTTTGTGTGATTTGCCATACAACCGTTCCTTTCAAGGAGTTTGGTTTACAAACTTATTACTTTATTATTCAGTTTCAACTTCTTCGTCGGATTTTCCGTCGAATGCTAAGATTGCTACTTTGATTTCGTCTTTGTTTTGGTAGTCTGATGGATTAAGACCTAGATCATCAGCGATTTGGTCGAGTTGTGGTCGAGTCATATCCTTCAAACGATCGGCAGTAGTTACAACCTTTTCTTCTTTAGTAGGTAGAACACTAGCTAATCTTTCGAGGTTTTCTTCATCGATGTATGATTTTCTTGCTCTGAGGAACTCAATATCAGTTTCAGTAAGAGCTTGATTTTCTTTTGCTAAGATCTTTTCTAGTTTTTCTGTGACATTTTTGTCTAGTGACATGGTTATCTCCTTTTTGTATTACTTACTAATCCAGCTACGGCTTGATCCAGAGCTTGTCGTGTTTTTTCTGGAGTATCCAAGAATGCTTCTAATAACATATAGTTTTTTAGTCGTGCTTGCAAACTGTAGGTTCTTTTATCTTGATACCACTTCTTTATGAGACCATAGAGAGGAATTATAAGTGTGAGAATGTTCAGCCATGTAGCAGGATCGATATTTTCTTCAGTTAGTTCTCTTTCGACTGCACCACGCATTGATCTGATGTGATCTTTAACTTGTGAGACAGTGAGTTGCTTCTCTTGAACAGCGTTTGACCACTGAGAGAGCGTATCTCGCTCTGCTGATGTAAGATCTTCGTATTTTAGTCCTACTCTTTGTAGAACTTCATTCATCATAGACATAAGTTTTATACAGGGTTAGGGGGTTGTAACTGCGGTTGACCGAGTCCTGGTTGCGCTTGTTGCGGTTGACCTGGGTTTGGTTGGCCGAGTAGACCTCCGTCCTGTCCTTGTTGTTGTTGAGTCAACATAGCTTCTCGTTTTGCTCGTTCCTGTTCCATGACTTCGTTTATTTCGTCAGGTGATAGGTCTGAGAACTCCAAGAGCTTTCGTTGATATATCTCTAATAGCTTCGCATTTCCTGGGATCAAAGTCAATGTGGCATTAAGTTTTTGAATTATATTGGCGTCGTTAGCGTCTTTTTCCTCTTGAGACCATACTTTTGTCTTGTATCCAGATTTAGTCATCCAGTCTTTAGCTTGGATTGTTCTTTCGAATACTTGATCGGTATTTCTACCTTTTTTGTAGATCTTTACTGCATCAAGTTGGTCAGCACCAGCTTCGATGAGCTTTAAGAACATACGACCGCGTCTGTGCCATGCTGGAGTGTAGAACTTCGACATTCCTTTGACACGTTCTTTTGCTTCACCTAGAGCGAGTTGAACTTCACCGAGGGTGACATTTCTCTCTTGAACATTACCTTGCTGAGTTGCAGTTGCGCCAGTAGCCTTCTCAGTCATACCAATAACGAATTGCATTTCATCAAGTGACTCTGACAGCTCTGGAATATCAACCTTTTTGACGATCTTGTTTGGATCACCTGGCATTCCATACCATCCCCACGGTACAGGGTTGAATGAACTTGGAGCGAAACCTTCGATTGTAGAGTCGTAGTAGTGCATACCGAAGTTACGGAGTGTTCTATTTTCGACTAATTGAGAGAACCAGGAGTCTAGTACTTGATTTGGAGTTCTAACGATATCAGCGACACCATCAGACCAGAAGTCTTGACGTTCAATATCATCAGCCCATGATTCGTATGGGAAGTGGTAGCGCCAGAAGTTGTCTGAAGTAGTACCGATATATTCTTCGAGTGGTGTTTTGAGTAGGATTTCTCGGTCGTCAGCTTCCATGTAGAGGAACAACTGTTCATCGAGTTCTTTACCGTCTTTTCCTTTTTCATTCTCTCTGTAGACAAAATGTAGTGAGACTTCGACGTATGTTTCACCCAGGACTGGCGTATTGATGTCATCGACACCCATGTCGGCCATCTTTTGATTTCTTTCAGTGAGGTTCTTTTGATTTGAAGCGACCTTGATGAGACCTTGCTCGGTTGCATACCATGTCTTGAGTCTTTTGATTGCGCTAGCGTCTAATCTATCATCTGCCTCGAGTGTTGCTAGTGGAATGAAGATGTGATCGTGAATTAAGAACCTTGAGGAATGCAGGTCTGTAGGGTCAGTGTAGCGTGATACCCGAATATCCATAGGGTCTTGGATGGTCATTTTGACCATACCATCGGCAATCTGCCACTGGTCGAATGAACGACCGAACAGGAAGACTTGCTTTTTGTCCACGATATCTTGAAGATCCATATTATTAGCTTCGACCGTCCACTTCCAGTATTCATTTTGGAATACCTCAGCTTGCTTGTCGTTGTCTAGGTTTTCGAAGTAAAGAACAGGCATATCGTCCACATCTTTGAGAAGGGTACGAACTGTTTGTTTCATTAGGGGGACGTGAACTGATTGTCTTTGAACTAAACGATTGACTTTAACTTTATCCCTATATAGGGCGTAATTATCATTCCATTCTGGGTGTCTACGTTGACGGTAGTTATAACCATCTTCCTTGTTGTTGAGAAGCATATCCATTTCTGGACTGACTTGATATTTTGATGACTCGTTCATAGTCTCCATTCTTACAGATAAAAGCGCGTAATTGCAAGGTCAAGCTAGCGTACCAGAAATATGAGGTTTGACGCCACCTGGATCGTTTGGTTTCCAGGTTACTTTCTTTTCATTACTAGCTATAGCATACCTTATATCGTCTAAATGATGATTCCACAAGTCTACAGGTACATTGAGGACGTTTCCGTCCTTATCAACTAACCAAACATAGTTTTGATACTCTTTATAGGTATTTTTACTTCTTCGAGTGATAAATATCTGCTGATCTTGAACGAATTGAATCCCTTGATTGACTGATCCCTGGCCTTTGACACTACCAACAATCTTGACTCCATAACTAGCAATCTCGTCGATACTCTTTGGCTCTGATGAGTCGGCTATGACTAGGGCGTCTGGTAAGCTCAGAAAAACATCGGCTATTTGTTTGTTACTCATTCCTTTTTGATGCCATACCTCATCGATAACATACGAGTTATTCCACTTGTATATTGCGTCGATTGCAGTTGGATCATTAGTATATCCGAAGTCTAATCCATATTTTTCGAGTCGTGCTTCTTGAGGTACTGAGTCAATGATCTTCCATCCTGAGTATATTTTACCTGTGGCGGTCTCTGGAACTAAACCTACAACCATATTGTAATAATGCTTTGGTTTAGAGTATTTGTAGTTCTCGTAGTTGATAATACTTTGTCGTGCTAGGTTCTTTTCATTGTCTTTATAGTTAGCGTAGATGAATGTCGTGTCTTTTTCGTATTGAGGTTTTAGTTTTGGAATGTGAAAGTCTTGTATTTTGCTACCATGCTGATCTTTTGCTTCCTCTAGGTCAAACCATTTCTCTATGATCCAGTGAGTCTTTGGAGGAGGGTTTAGTAATAGAATTATTTTGATATCACCTTTGAGGGTACGAAGTGAGTCGTCAAGCTGGATGAAGTCTTCTTCAGGGATTTCGTCGGCTTCTTCAATGATGACGTAGTTATAGTTTGCGAGGGACTTGAGTTTTGATTTCTGATCGCTAGAAGATTTCTTGAAACCTACAGCGTTGATAGAGTTGTCACCATATTTGATACTCATTAGTGACTCATTGATTGAAAGAGAGTTTATGACGCCGTTTTCTTCGGCTCTGTCTTTTATTTCTCTGAAGATAGAGTTTCGAATATCACCAAGAACATAACGCATGATTGCACATCTGAAGTATTGGTCTGAAATAAGTAGTGTATTAGCTAATTGAGAAGCAACGGTTGAACGGCCAGCTCCACGTCCTCCCATAAGAACGAAGTATCTTGTGTTTTCTTGAAAGAGTGGTTTATATACCTTACTTACGCTTTGCTTCATCTCTGAAATCCTCAAAGACGATAGTGTTACCTTTGATCGCTTTTCCATCAGAGGTTATGTCAACTTTGTCGCCGTATTTTTTAGGTTTGAGCTTACTGACAATCCATTTTCTGGTGTCTACTCTGAGTCTTGATCGATTGGTAACTTCACGGTCTTCAACGTTATATTCAGTATCACCTTTTGTGATAGTCATGTAGTCATTCGTGCCATCGTCGGCTATATCAACAATATCTTCGATCATGGCTTCGACTGCTTCTTCCTTCGCACGCGCGTATTGATGACGGAAATCTTCGTTTTTATTTAACCATCTGAATATACTTCGTCTGGAAGGAAAGTCTGGGTTCTCAACCTCAACCGTACGCAATGATTTACCCTCTGCGAGTTGTAAGCATATCTCGTCAGCGAGTTTCTGTGTGTATTTAGTAGGTCTACCTTTTTTTGCCATATTCTCCTATCTCTGGAACTCTCCAATACTCTGCTGGATCTATAAATACTAGAAATATCTCTCGTAGTAATTTAATCGCTTTATCCATAACTTCTATCCTT